TTCATGCTCTCTACCTGATTGACTACTTCAGGGTCCCACTCACCAGTGCGGTAGGACTCCATGATAGTATCATAGAGATCAGACTCCTTCCCCTCTTCGGGTGGAGCCTCCTCTTGTACCTCATTAGTAACTTCTTCTACCTCAGGCTCTTCCTTACCACTGAGACGTTTCTGTAGCTCAAGGTAGCCACGCTCCAACTCCTCTGCTGACTTATACTTACCGGCCAGGAGTTGTTGCTCTTGTTGTGCCAGTTGCTCACCAACTTGCAGTGAATCAAGCTCTTCAGCAGAGAACTCACCCTCTGCTTGCTCATACGGATTAAGTGTAATTTCGTTTGCCATTTGCTGTGATAACGGTTAGATTTCCAAGACCTACAGTCTTAACGAAATCGGGGGAACGACCGATGGTGGGTTCACCTACCTTAGTGCGCTTCATGTAAGGCGCAGCTTCAGTAGGTTGATCATCAACTGTGTCAACCGAAGGGACTTCCTCCGGGGATGTTGCTTTCTTGCTCGATCTCTGGGATCTCGTTGGTGTTTGTTTGTTCATTTGGTCCATTCAATAGTTGTGGATTCTTTGTAGGATCCATCAGTGGAGCTTTAGCCATGTTAGGTGCTTGTTTGAGTTGCTCCATCTCCATAGCTTGCTGTTGAGCAGCCTGCTGTTCTTGTTGTACTTGACTCATGGACTTAACCAGGTTCAGTACATCAATGCCTTGAGCAGCAGCAAGGCGTTTAACAGCTTCATCTACATTAAGGTAGGTGCCAAGAGCTTCAGGTCCAAGTGTCTGTGCAATGACAGTAAAGAACTGAGTCAATGACTCTCGATCCTGACCCCTACCAAGTGCATTAATACCAGCAACAATAGTAGGACGTACAAGGTCCTTAGGAATGCGCGGGATCTCTTGTGTCTTCTGTAGTACAGAGAGCTTACGATTCAGATATGGTACCAGGAACTCAACAGTGAGTAGCGAGAATAGGCCACCGAGTTGTTGCTCCAGTTCCATCTGAGTCATACGCACTTCCTCAGCTGTAGTGCGCTCACTGTTCCTCACATTGAGAATGAGGAATGCTTCACTGAGACGACGTTCAAGTACCTGTGCCATCTCCATAGCAGTACGGAAGTCAGCTGTCTTGCCAACCTGCACAACGCTGATGTCATCAGGACGACCCTGAATGATGGCTCCATTGCCCGCAGCAGAGAGTGTCTGGGGCTTGGTAGTACTAGAGGGGGATACGGTAAAGACGACCTTAGCGGCGACTGCAGAGCCCTCTACGAGTGCTTGCATAAGTGCTTCCAAGGAACGGAGATCACCGAGGAACTCCTCTACCCTACCACGTCCAAACGGTTCACCATCTACTACATTGAATCGAAGCACTAACCAAGGGTTTGCATCAAGTGGTGCCTTACCTTGGGAGCCAGGAATGATCTTATCGAATACTTCCTGGTGCCATACCATGCGGTTATTGTCCCGCCTTACATGTGTGTAAACATCTACGTCCTCTTCATTATCAGCTCCATCCTCACCAGGTGAGTTAACAGGAAGACTAGTGTTAATGAGAGGTGCAAGTAGTTTACGACTGATGCGTTCACGTGTAACGATCTCTAGGATGTCACCGTTGCCATCTCTATCTACGACATAGCGATTCAATGGATACAGTTTCAGTCCTTTAGGACCCATGTAGATCAACGCGTTACCACCAACCACAAGATGCTTAAGAGCTTGGTGTACAGTAACGCGATCACTCGATGCTGCAATAATTTCCATGACAGACCTCTCCATCTTAGCAAAGGAGATATCAAGGTCTGATCGTGCTTCTGCTGGAAGATCTACACCGATCTTTGAATCATCAATCTGTAGCTTAAAGAAGCTGGTTTGAGGTGGCAGCAATGCAAGCATCAACTTAGATGCAAGAGTTACTACGCCTTTAGCGCCAACGCTTTGCCATGGTGTAATCAACTTTAGATTAGTTGAACGTCCTACATCATCATCCTGTTGAATGAGAGTGGGTAATGTCAACTGGGAGCACTGTACAGCTGTGTCTAGAAACGTGGAACGATACTTACTTAGATAATCGTATCTTGTTTTAGCTGACATTTATTAGTATCCAAGTGTATTAGTTTTAGGAGCGTTTCTCATTGAACCGAGTCCTTGTGCATTACGTCCTGCACGCTTACGTCCACTACGTGCGGCTTTGAAGCCAGGAGCCCAGTTACCGAATACTGCGCTATCAAACCTACCATCAGCACTAGCGGCAGCACTAGCGGCAGCCATGTCTTCAGGTGTCATTGGCTCTTCCGCTGGAATCACCTCTTCTTTTGGTATAATAGTGGATTGAGTTGGTGCCCATGGTCCAGGACCAACGCCGGGAGTTGGCTTAGTGATAGGCATGTTGGTTGCATTATACGGACCAGCACCAGATGCACCTCCTGTGTACTGCGGACCAATGCCCCTAACAGTCTGACGACCACTAGGCATCAGGTCCATACCACGCGCTAAAAGTGTAGGACTAACAGCAGCTGTTCTAGATTGCTGTCCGCTAATGGGGTTGATATAACCACCACTAGCTCTGCTGCCGATCATACCTTGAAGTGTTTGGCCGATCCTGCCTGTGCCAAAAGGAGATGGTCCTCCAAAGATTGAACCGAATGCTGGGGTAGCTCTACTTGCTTCCCGAATCAGCATGTTAGCCGCACCAGAGTTCAGATTAATACCAACGCCACCATTCTTCTTGATGTTCTGGTTAATCTTATCAAGCTTCTGAACTACAGCGCCACTTGACTTACCAGAGTCCTGAGTGATCGTCTTGAGCTCTTGTTTGGTAATACCACCAGTACCAGCCTGACGTATAGCCTGGCTGATAGGCATAGGTGTTGCTTTTTGAGATTGTTGTTGCTGTTTACCTTTAGCCATTATTCTCTTCGTTGAGTTGGTGTTGGATCCACTCGACCACAGAACGCTGGCCAGAGCGGTACATAATTAATGAGTGTGAGTCATCCGGGTGGGGATTAAGTGGTGGGAAGTTCTCTTCCAGTTGTGTTAGAAGAGAAGTAAGCTGGAGACCATGCGTCTCAAGCGTATTGAGGAAGATTGGGGTTGGCATGTTCAAAGAACGCTGGCATACGTGCACGCTTTGTATCAGAAAGCTCAGGAGCCTTCCCTTCATACATCAAGCGATCACTTGCATCCAGCCAAAATTTTTTGTCCAAATATTTATAGGTAGACGCTTTCAAAGGTGTCATAACCCAATTGATAGTCGCCTTACGTAGCTTGTCCAGGGAGGGGCTGATTTCCAACCCCATCTCTTTACACACAAGGCTGTTGGCTGCTACATGGACTTGCTCATCTCGGCTGATGTCAGCGGATACGGTCCTGAGACCAGCGTCACCATTAAAGCGGAAGAAGGGGAGTAATACGAAGAAGATTGCACGCTCGGCAACCAGTGCTTTAAGGACTGTGTGATCAGGATGCGCCGTCCACGCATCTCTGAGTCGCTTTGCTTCGGCTTCAGCAGTTTCGTCAACACCCAAAGCATTGGCGATGTAACCGAGAGCCAAGTCGTGGTTTTCTTCGTCTTTGACATTAGATCGGAGCAGGTCTGCCGATAGGCTTGGAATTTCACCAAGGGCATCTTGAATGAAGCTACCAACGGGGAGTTCCATGTGTCGCATAGCGAGCGCACGGTAGATCGTTTCTTCAGCACCATCACGAATAGTTCCAGCAGTGGTTTGAACAGGAGTCCAGGTACGCTTACGTTGTTGTAGTTTTTGATAAGGGTTCATTCGCCGCAATTACAATCAGGAGCAGGATCGTTTAGAATAGACTCCAGGTAATCATCGACTTCAGCTTCATCCAGTGCTGCATATGCGCTGGATTTATCCTGAACGTCTCCCATCACTTGGAGTGAGTAGTAAAGAGATGTTTGGGGGCTATCCAGCCACTCCTCAATGAATGTCTCATCATAGGTGATCATATCAGACCAACTATTGAATGAGTAACCATGAAGAAGACCCGTCTTATCGAGCATACGGACAATCTCATCCGCAACTCGTTTGTAATTCTCCCAGCCAACTTCAGAGGCGATCTCTACATCACCATAGTCGAAGCTCTGGACGCCAAAGGTGCCGCTATCACGATCTACCTGGCGGGCAATAGGAGGAGCGATCTCAGGACAGGTAGTATACCCATCCAAGTCTTTGTAACGATAGCTACAAGAGGCTGTAGGTGCGATAGCAAACGCACGGTCCATCTTGTTGATACGGGCGGTGTGTGCTGCTGCAGTGACACCAGCATAGATCTGAGAAGCAAGGATGTGAGCAGGAGTCTGAATCAGTTCTCCATCATTAACATCCTTTAGCGCCTTACCAAATACCTCATAAGTAATACCATAACGTCTCAGAAGGTTGGCAAGTCCCAGCATTCCGAGACCAACTTGGCGATCTGTGCTTGAAGGTAGGTATTCTCCGCTTTCGCCAACATTTGTTTTTCCGTGAAGGCTGCACAGTTCGGACATTCCGTGAACGAACGCACCTTGAATGTCATTGAGTTCACATCCGCCGAGGTTGACATGTTGAAGTAGACAGGTACCCCGGCTTGGGAGGTATACTTCCAAGCATACGTTACCCCTGATTCGATTTCCATTCTTGTCTACCTTTGTTTTGTTGAGCCAGATGTCACCTTTTCGGATGCCATCAAGGAGAGCTTCTTTGATTTCAGGTGCAGTAGTTTCCCACCAATG